GCAGTCACCACCAGCCTCACAACGCCATCCACCACCTTTGCCTTGGTCAATGCTACGGCAACCACAGTCAACCTGGCTGGCGCTGCCACAGCCGTGAACATTGGTGCTGCCACTGGCACTGCCACTGTTAACAACACCACACTGGCGGCAAAGGCCATCACAGCCAGCACCACACTGGCGGTGACAGGCATCTCCACACTGACAGGTGCAGTTGGCGCACCAGGCGGTGTGACAGGCCCAATCACTTCAAGTTCTGCAACTATCACTGGCGGCAGCATCACAGGCATCACTGACCTGGCAGTGGCTGACGGTGGCACAGGCGCGTCAACAGCAGCCGCAGCATTGAACAACCTGCTGCCGTCACAGACATCTGCCGCCAACAAGTACCTGCAGTCCGATGGCACCAACGCAAGCTGGGATGCTGTCACAGTCTCAACTGCCGACATCACAGGCACATTGGGTATCGGCAATGGCGGTACAGGCCAGACCAGTTTTACCAATGGGCAACTTCTGATTGGCAACAGCACAGGCAACACGCTGACACCCGCAACACTGACTGCTGGCTCTGGTGTGACCATCACCAATGGCAGCGGTGCCATCACCGTTGCCTTCTCTGGTCCAGGCGCTGGTTCAGTCACCAGCGTGGATGTATCCGGTGGCACTACAGGCTTGACCACAAGCGGTGGTCCTATCACTGGCTCTGGCACCATTACCCTGGCAGGGACATTGGCAGTAGCCAATGGCGGTACGGGAGTCGCCACCAGTACAGGCTCTGGCAGCAATGTATTGTCAACTTCCCCTACCTTGGTCACGCCTTTGCTTGGCACTCCAACCAGCGGAGTCGCAACCAACCTGACAGGCTTACCTCTCACGACAGGCGTCACTGGCACACTACCAATTGCCAACGGCGGTACAGGCGCAACCACTCTGGCGGCGGCTAATATTCCTGTTCTAAATGCTGCCAACACTTTCACTGGAACTCAGACATTCAGCGGTACATCCTCAAATCTGGCGATGATCTTGAACGACGCAGCAGAGGTGGCAACAGTATCAGCAACAGCGGCTACTGGCACGATCAACTACGATGTCACCACCCAGTCTGTCCAGTACTACACCAGCAATGCAAGTGCCAACTGGACTGTCAACTTCAGAGCGTCATCAGGCACATCGTTGAACACTGCCATGACCACGGGACAGTCTGTGACTGTGGCTTTCTTGGTCACGCAAGGCGCTACTGCTTACTACAACAATGTGGTTCAGGTAGATGGCACAACAGTGACTCCCAAGTATCAGGGCGGTACAGCACCAGCGGCGGGTAACGCTTCAAGCGTGGATGTCTATATGTACACCATCGTGAAGACGGGCAGTGCGGCATTCACTGTCTTTGCCTCGCAGACCAAGTTTGCATAAGGACTGATATGCCATTAGTACAAACTAGGGGTGCGGCATCAGCCCAAGGCTTTGGTGAGTTTGCACAGGTAACTGCTGCCAACTACATTGAGGACGTGTTCAGCACGTTTCTTTATACGGGTACAGGTGCTACGCAAACCATCATCAATAATATTGACCTGTCTGGTAAGGGTGGATTGACTTGGAGTAAAGATAGAAGTGCGGCAAGAACAAATAGTTTAATTGACACTGTGCGAGGGGCAACATTTGAAATAACCAGTGATGACGCAGGACAGCAGACAACGGAATCAAATGGTTTAAATCAATTTAATAGTAATGGGTATAGGATAGGCCCGGCAAATAATGTCAATGCTTCTGGTGAAAACTTTGTCTCGTGGACATTCCGAGAGCAAGCAAAATTTTTTGATGTTTTGACGTATACGGGGACAGGAGTTAACAGAACTATTGCCCACAATCTCGGCTCAGTGCCGGGTTGCATTATGGTCAAGCGAACAACTACGTATGGTTATGATTGGGCGGTTTACCACCGCAGCCTTGCCAATACGCAATACCTTGTTTTAAACAGTACAGCCGCCCCCGCCACAGGCGCAACTTGGTGGAACAGCACAACACCCACATCCGCAGTCTTCAGCGTAGGCACTGACGCAAGCGTTAACGCATCAGGCGGCACATACGTAGCCTACCTCTTTGCCCATGACGCAGGAGGCTTTGGCTTAGCGGGTACGGACAATGTGATTTCGTGTGGGTCGTTTACGACTGATGGCAGTGGTAATGCTACTGTGAGCCTTGGGTATGAGCCGCAATGGCTAATGACAAAAGTAACTGGCACTACGGGCGGCTGGAGAATTTTCGATACGATGCGGGGCTGGTCTAGCGGAATTGACGGTTTGCTAGTGCCAAACAATAGTGGCGCAGAATATTTTGCCGAAGATTACGGGAACCCTACTGCAACAGGCATGAACATTACTAACCACGGCGGTTCGCTTACGTGGATTTACATAGCCATACGCCGTGGCCCGATGAAAGTGCCTACGCTGGGGACGAGTGTGTTTGATGTTGATACATTAACCCCTGCGGCAAACTTGGTTGGAACTAAAGTAACAAATCCATTTGCTACTGACCTGTTAATAACCACGCAGCGTGACCATGCTGGTCTTCCAAGCAGCTATGCTGTTGACAGACTGCGAGGCGGTTCTGTTTCATTAGCAACAAATTCAACTGGGGCTGAACAAAGTTGGGGTACTCCGTACAGTTGGACATTTGACTACAACGATGGATTTTTAGACAACTTTGCATACCCGCAAGGAAGTGTCACAACCCCAATGATTTACTGGAGTTTCAAACGCGCCCCCGGCTTCTTTGATGAGGTTTGCTATACGGGAGGTTCACCTTACAATAGGGCGCATAACTTAACTGTAGTTCCAGAGTTGATGATTGTTAAATGTAGAGACACAGCGTATAACTGGGCTGTGTATTCTTCTGCACTTGGAAATACCAAATATTTAAGATTGTCTAGTACAATCGCGGCGCAAACAGACACCGACATTTGGAGTAGCACAACCCCAACAGCTACAGCGTTTTATGGGGGGCCTCAATCTGACACTTCAGGTGGCGGTGCTCTTTACGTAGCTTACCTCTTTGCAACCTGCGCTGGTGTTTCCAAAGTAGGCTCATACACAGGCAACGGTACAACCCAGACCATCAACTGCGGCTTCACAGGCGGGGCGCGGTTCGTACTCATTAAGCGCACTGACTCAACGGGTGATTGGTATGTCTGGGACTCTGCCCGTGGCATCGTAGCTGGTAATGATCCTTACCTGCTCTTGAACAGCACAGCGGCTGAAGTCACGAGTACAGACTACATTGACACAGCATCAACAGGCTTTGAGATCAGCAGTACAGCGCCAGCCGCTATCAATGCCAATGGCGGTTCGTTCATCTTCTTGGCAATCGCATAGGGAACAATCATGCAAATACGTTTACAAACAGGCGCGGTAATGTACGAAGCAGAGTTTCGTGCATACCAAAAAGCCAATGGTGGCCCATCATGGGACACAACGACAACCGAGGTCTTAACTGCTTTGGGTGCTGATGTAGTCTTTGAAGGCCCACAAGCGACTGGCGGGACGGTCTACCAATACAGCCAAGCGGCTGGTGTTGAGCAGATTGATGGCAAGTGGTACACCAAGTACATCCTTGGCCCTACCTTCACCGACACAGAAGACACAACTGCTGCCGAGCAAGAGGCTGCTTATAAGGCCAGCAAGGACGCAGAGCAAGCCAAGACGGTACGCACCAGCCGGGATGACAAGCTGACTGAGACTGATTGGCGGTTTCGCAGTGATATGACACCTTCACAGGCGTGGAAAGATTACTGCCAAGCCTTGCGAGACATCCCAGCACAGGCTGGATTCCCTTGGACCATAACTTGGCCTGACGCACCATGAGTGAAATAGACATCCGATTGACAAGCCATGAGGCGGTGTGTGCCGAGAGGTATGCACAGATCAACGCAAGGCTCAAGCGGCTCGAAGGTGTGATCATGAAGACCACTGGCGTCTTGATCGTCAGTATGTCAGCCATCGTCTACGCATCTCTGACCTTTGGACGATGAAGTGGACTTATTTGAAGTCCTGTCCAAGTCATGGCCCATCCTGCTGGCGCTGATCACCTTGATCATTGTCTTGGCAAAGTTGGACCTGCGGGTAGCTGTTCTGGAAGAGAAGATCAAAACGCTGTTTGAGATGTGGAACAGGCGGGACAAATGATTGATCCGCTAACCGCCTTCGCTGTAGCCCAGGGAGCCATCAAAGGCATTCAAGCTGCCATCAAGATGGGCAAGGACATCAATGGCATCAGCGGTGACCTGATGAAGTTCTTCGAGGCGAAGGACGTTATCGCCAAGGAGTCAGTCAAGAAGAAGCCAAAGGGCTTTGGCAAGAGTGATACGGCAGTGGCGTTTGAGACGGTGATGCAGCTCAAGCAGCTCCAAGACGCAGAGAACGAACTGAAGCAGATGCTGATATGGTCAGGCAACGATGACGTATGGAATGCATTGATGCTGGAGCGCAACCGCATGGTGGCTGAACGCAAGAAGGCAGAAGCTGAAGCAGCTCAAGCCAAGGCACTGAGGGCAGCAGAGATTAACGACATCCTGACCTTTGGCCTGTGGGCTGCATTGGTGGCTGTAGTAATTGGTTTAACCGCCTGGTTCACCTGGCAACTTGTGGGGGACACATGAAGGCAAAGCTGACATTCTTTGTCACCTTGATGGTCAGCTTGACGCTATGCATTGTCGTGATGGCAATGGTCGCGGTGATGCTGATGGGATTGTTTGATGAAAAGGTCGACAACAACAAGATTTTTGAATTGGTATCCCCGGCGTTCCAGACCATCATTGGTGGATTCATTGGCCTATTGGCTGGCGTCAAACTATCTCACGATGAGGAGGAGAAATAATGGATTGGCTTAAACAGATTGCACCAACGATTGCTACGGCTCTTGGTGGACCATTGGCAGGTATGGCGGTAAGCGCCATCTCCAAGGCCATTGGGGTTGACCCCGAGAAGGT